ACCCAGTGCAGTGGCCTGTCTCTGCTGTGCCCCTTGGAACCTAGCAAGCCTGTCTGCCTGCTGTGCCGCTGCAAGCGAACCCAGATCGACAGGTGGTGGCCCCGCTACCGGCGCTAAAGGCCCCGGACCCTGCGCTGCCGCCTGACTGAACGGGGTTGTGCCTGTCAGTAATGCCGAAAGCTCTGTCAAAGGCTGCTGACGCTCACGCAATCGCTCTGCTATAGCCCTGTCACGCGCCTGTTGACCCAATGCATATTCATCTCTGGCTTCGGCAATTGTCTGGCCTCTCCGCGCTTGGGCCACATCGAACTCTGTACCGATTTCCTGTAGCTGCTGTCCACGGCCCGTGAGAATGTTCCCAAGTATATTCTGCTGTAGTGTCTGCCCTTGGAATACAGCTTGGCTGGCAAGATCGGCCAACTGATCGTTCTTCTGTTGCCGGAATAACTCAAGTTCCTGATTAAAGGCACCGGAACCCTCTGGAATGCCGCTGTTAATCAACTGCGTCCGCAAGGCTGTTTCGGCCCTGTCAAACTGTGGATTTAACCGTGCGGTAGCCCTGTTGAAAAATTCATCGGCAGCGTTGCTGGTATAAGTATTCAGATCAGAAAAGCTGGGAAGCTGATAACTTGCCCCAGCCGTGGAATAAGTAGGCTGATCTCCAAACTGGCCGTAGGTAAACGGGGATGGCTCTCCTGGTAGCCCCGCTGTCGTAAATGCACCCCTGTCTACTTGCCCAAGACGTTCACCCGCCAAGCCTTGTAATGCAGCCTGTAATCCTGCTTCCTGCCCCCGGATAGCTTCATATTCCGGCGCAAGCGTATATGTTCCCAGAAATTGATCGGGTGAAGTTTCACGGAATGTCGTCGTACTGTACGGCGTAACCATATCAGGCCGTGACAACTGCGTCTGAAGCCGCGCAGATTCTCGGTCAACCGCCTGCTGATCCTGCCGTAACTGCCCGTAGTTTACGGGCGGTGGCGGCTCTGGGCTGCTGAACATATCCCTAATGAAGCCCATAACCTAGCTCCTTTCTTAAAAGCACCGCTGTTCGTTTGTAGTCAGGCAACTCTCGCTCCCATCCGGGGCGTCCAACAATCTCTACGAATCTGAAATTCCGCGCTTTGGCAAAGTCGCAGATTTCTTCTTCTATCTGTCTCAGCTCTATCAGGTTTCCGCCAGCCAGTCCTATTCTCAGGGAATCGCCGAAAGCACACGTTACTGCTGCCGATTCAAGCCCCTCAAACAACGTAAACGTGCCTTCGTCCAAGCCTTGTTCGACTTCCTCACGGCCTACGTCTTCAAATGCTTCCGTCGCCGGGGCAAGAAGCTCCCAGACGTAATCGCTGATCATAAGCCCACTCCCACTTCATAGCGGACATCGGTTGCAAGCCATCTTACGGATTGCTGACTGGTACTGGTGCGGACACGCACAGCGGCGTTCCACCCGATATCAGCAACGCTGAACCATGCCTGCTGTGTCGTGATGGGAGCGCCCCACGTTGCAGCATCCCACGTTGCCGTATCCCACGCCGAAGCAATGCTGGACGTTGTGCTGGGGGTGAATGTCGTTGTGCCGTCACGGAAATCAGTATCGAACCCGATGCTGACTTCCAGATCCGTGTCACTCGCCATAACAGGGCGGATAGCAGTAAATCGCTTCGGGCCATTGCGTCCACCAAAATAGATAAACGCTGTCTTGGCTATTGCTTCTATCGCAGAACCAGCATCGTCCGTCCCGCTGTCAGCCTTGTGGACTTTGGTATTTCCGCCGAAATACAGATCACTGTTAAATACCACCCACACATAAGCATCCTGATTGGTAAATTTTGCCCACGCCCCGGTATCAAGATTCACAACATACTGTATAAAAGCCCCGCCGTTGGAGTCAGGAACATTGATAGCTGCGTAGCCACCTTTTGGATAGACGATGCCCTGCCACCCGAATACGTCCTTGAAGTTTACAACTGAGTCGTTGTAGCTGTTGCTGATCTTGTCGCTGATAGCACGGTTTGGCGCAGCCTCTCCCGTACCCAGCACCTGTGTCATGGGCAGAAGGCCGTTCTCTGTCACCAGGTAACAGTCTGATCCAACGCGAAGCATACACCGCCGTCCGATAGGACGCCCTACCGTGTAAACACCGACAAGGCTCCACTTTGTCGCGTCAGACGGATCGGTGCCGCTGTACATGGCGATTTCGCCCTGATCTGTATAGAACAGGATATTGTCATCAGGGCCGGAGCCGCCATCGCGTGTCCATGTGCTGATTGCCATCAGCTTGCCGCCCTTGCTGAATACGCTGCCCAGATTTACAGATGCAACTGTTCCGGCCACGCTGTTAACGGGCAGATAGCCGTATGTCAGGCTGTCCGTCAGGACGAAGAACAGACGCTCCTTGTAGACTTCGACATTGATAACATTGGCAGCGGTGATGCTGCCGAGGGTTGGCGTGGCCCATGCGGAACCGTTCCAGTGGCGCGGAGCGTCTTCTCCGTTACAGATAAACAGAAACGAACCACCCGATGTTGTCATATTCACCCACTGGAACTGGGCATTGGACAGGCTGGTAATAACAGCAGAGCCGACTGATCCGGCACTGGTTACGTTGTAAACAGCAGTACCGCTTGCGGCGAACATCGTGCTTGTGGTGCCGCTGTTGTAAACCATCAGGCTCTGCACGGTGGATGGCAGTCCCGTTACATGATCGTCGTATCCGTTACGGACTTGAACGTGGGAACGCGCCGGGAAGAAGTTTTCAAGACGTATTGCATCTGTTTCCGGCAGCAGATCAACAGAGTCGCGTGTATTTAACCCGCCAATCGGCGCGGGAACCGCGTTGCTCTGTCCTGTCATGGCGAGTGGAGAAGTAGCCATTACGCTAATCCTGCTCTCTGTCGGCCAAACTGTTCATTCGCCAGTATCCTAGCCAGAATCTCCGGCGGTATTTCTGCAAACTGCCTTTCCGCATCATCCGAAACAAACGGCTCTGTCACAGGCGCGGGTTGCGGCGGAACATATACCTCCTGGTTGCCCCCTGTCTGGGGGTCTTGGAAGGCTCCAACCGGCGTCTCACCTTGGGAAAGGACATCTCCTATAGAAAAATTGGGTAAGTCCGGTAATGCCCCGGTAATATCGGTAGCGTACTGCCCAAGGGGATCGACGACATTTTCGTCAATAAAGTTACCCACAGCAGATGCGCCAGCCCTGACGCGGCCTCCAAGAAAGTTCCCCAACTGATCTATAGGCTCCGTAACAATACCCAGCGCCGTATTAATAGGGTTGGTTATAGTTGAAATTCCCTGTTGCAACCCTCTTGCCGCTGACCCCAAAGCGCCAGTATCTTTTCTAGCGAAGTCCAGCGCCATTGTCCCTAAAGTCGGTATACCGCTAAATGTCATCCCCAAACCCATAGTTGGGCTGACAAGACCAGCGAGAGTCCCCATAGCAGCGGGGACCAGCCCCATATTCATACCCTCCGGCACAGAGACACCACTCTCTGGATCATTTACAGCATATCCACCTGTTCTGTCGGAGTGTGCATTTATTTCAGCAACTTGCCTTGCTGTCGCATTTTTGTTGTTCCGAGCCAATGTAGCGGCAGGCGAATAGTATCCAGCCGCGAATGGACTAGAGCTAATGTCTTTACCTAATTCAGCGACACCAGCTTCCGTCCATGTGCTTGTGTTCTTGTTATACAAATTAGGATTGTTAATAGCTCTTTCGATATTTCTAGCTGCTCTTTCGCGCGTTGTCTCTGGAACAGCAGGCGGAGTTACGCCATATTCCGTTGGCACCCCAAACTCAGCAGCCGTTGCCTCCATTTCAGTACTGAGGGCAACTTCCTGCGCTTGTCGATCTGCTCTGGCCTGAATTTGGGCCATATGACTTGGTGACAAGGGGCCTTCAGCTCCGACATCGCGCACGGCCTGAGCAATCGCTTCCATTTGTTCTGCGCTTCTGCCCATGCCTGACGAGCCAGCGCCATAACCAACAGCAGCCGCCATATCCATAGCATCCGCAACATCAGACGCGCTCATGCTCCCAAGGCCCCCGCCTATATCATATTCAAAGCTGGGAATGCCGTTCGCCATGAACTGCCCACCGCCGGGAGCAACGCCCCCGCCCATAGCTCGTAAGGCACCGCCTTCCTGCGGTGTGATATATGCAGCAAAATGCCCTTGCGGTGCGCCTCTGTTCAGCGCCCGTGAAAGCAGTTCGCCGTATAAATCCGTCATTAAGCTTTCCTAGTAGGGAGATGCCCGGCCAGCAGCGCGTGGCTTTTTATTGCCCTTGATATTCCCGCCCTTGGTGGACGCAGCAGTAAAATTGTCGGTTGGCCCTGCCGGGTTAAACGCCCCGTAGGTATGTTTCGGTGGCTTCTGGACAGTGGTGCTGTCGTACGGAGACGCCCCGCCTGTTTTTGCCTTGGGATTAGACTTGTACGCTTCGCCGCCAAAATTCGGCATTTCAATCTCCTTTATAAGCCGTAGTTACCTTCCGGCTCGTTAAGTGCAAGGATAGCCCTGCTTGGGCCACCCATACGCAGAATAGGCTTCGCTCCATCATGCCCACTGTATTCTTCCACACGGGCCTGATATTCCATGAACTGCTGCTGGAACGGCAGTCCTTTTATTTTCAGAAAACGCCAGACGACACCCAGAACAACAAGTTCCTCTTCAAGAACGGTTGTCTGCGAATCGCCCGTGAATTTATCCGCATTGGCCGTTGAGCCACCGGACGTATCCACCCAGTTCTTCGATATATACTCGAACTTGACGGACTGCCCTGCCGTGGGCGTCGGATGCATGAGCAGCAACCCGCCACGAATACGGAAATAATTGGTGATGCCGCCACTGACGACAGACAGAATACGCTGCCATTCGGAGCCGGTGATTGGCCCGTAATAGGTTCTGTCCGTTGTACGGTTCCACATCGTATTATTGCTGAAGTGCCCGAAGTCGCTGGCAATCGAAACCATCGTGCCCTGACTTTCAGCAGCAAGGGTTGTGTGGCTTCCTTCTTTGATTAAGACTTCCCATTTGTACCGCTGCACCTGTGCGCGGCCTTCCTGATTTGCACACGCCTCAAGCTGGATAACAGACGTATCTGTTGATGCAGTCACGGCATTGGGAGCGGTTATCCCAATGATTTTAGCGGCGTCTTGGCAAATCGTGAGTAGCGTCATCCAACTGTCTGCCTTGGTTTAATACCAGCTTGATCGGCAATATAGTCACGGGCCTGCTTACGCAGATCGACTGTACCGGCTCCCAGGCTGCTGACGCTTGCATCCGACAGTTCCGCAAGCTGCTCAACCGTTGCGACGTCCTGATTCACAAGGGTCTGCGCCCTGCGTGGCCCGACACCCTTCAGTACCGTTAATTCAGTGCCGTGCGGCTTAATATTGGCCGCTGACACTTTTCCGCCACTTTTTTCATAAGCGGCAAGTTCGGCAGGAAAATGCTCTGCCAGCCATTCAACCTTTTCCGTTACTTTATAGAGAACGGTATTCGGATCACCGACGCGCCGTATCTCTACGAGATCGGGCTTGCCGTCTTCGCTTGGCAGAAACTCTATCCTGATATTACCCATAAGCAGTTGTGCGGGGGTTTTGAAGCCCCCGCACTCCCTTCTCGGTTAGATCGCAGCCGACATCGGCCATGTTCCCAACCCCGCAGCAGAACCGGCGGTTCCACCACGAGCAGTTGTCAGAAACAGACCGTTTACTGCCGTTTGCGAAGTTGACGTATCGTCAAGCGACCCAGCGGTTGCAGACGAATACAAGGTAACGTCGGCAGCACAGGATGCCAGCACGTTCATCGTGACAACACCCGTTAGCTGAACCCAGCCATACTCGCCGGAACTGATTGCTTCCGGGGCCACACCAACGATGTGCCCGTCATCAACCAGAGCCTTTGTGCATGGAACACCCGAAAAGGCTTCAGTCACAGTTACGACATCGTACTGCGCGATTGCAGAACCAGCCGTAATGTAAAGCCAAGTCGAGCTATCGGTGCCCATCATCCGGGTTCCAATAGCCTGAGAGGGTGTTGATTCCGTACCGCCGTCGAAGTCAATGCCAACAGCACTTTGAGTTGTGTATGCCATTCGCTCCTCCTACTAGGCTTGGATGACGCCCTGCCGTGCGCGGTTGCTGACGGCCATATTACCGGCCCAAGCAACAGGCATGACAAGTGCATCCTGATTTACGGAAGCCTTCTCGCCAAGAGGCACAAACTCACGGCCTTCCGCATAACGCAGGAAGAG